TGTTTATGAAAATAAAGTGGTTGTTAAGAATCCGACCGAAGTGATTTTTTCTGGTTCTTGGAATGAATTTTTGTTATTGACTACTGAAAAGGAAAGTGCATGAGTACCAGATTAAAAGATTTTCAATCGCCTCCTTGGGAAACTTCTTTGTATAAGAATATTCCAATAAGCAAATATACACCTGAGAAGGTTCAGGTGATTAGAGAAATAGTTGGTAGGCCTTTGAAGATTCGTTTTCGTGGTCCTAGAAATACCACAAAAGATATGGGTCGCAGCACCCATACAAGGCAATCAAGTTGCCTGAAACAAAATGCTGTTACTTTTACCGTGTATTGTCGGTAAACATGGTAAAAGTACTTGACAAATCAACCGATGTGTGTTATACTGAATGTTCTTAAATTGAATTGGAGATTATATTATGGCTCGTGGAAAATCTGAAAAAGTTGCCCCGTTTCAAAAACTTTTGACTGTTATGGTTTCGGGCAAACCAATAACGATTGAGGAGATTGATGCTACTCTTGGCAAAGAAATCCATATGTATCGTTTGTCCACTTATATGTGGCACATCAAGGTCAATGCCAATGGTGTGGTTAAGGTAATCAAAGAAGGTCGTAAGGCGGTTGCTTACCAAATTATGAATCCTGATGAGATTAAAAAATATCTCAACCTAACAGGTGTTACAAAGTCTGGTTTCACACCAGGCAAAACAACCAAAGTGACGAAAGTTACCAAGTTGGCAGACCTAAATGCAACACCAGTTGTTGCACCTAAAGTTGAGGTTAAAGCAGAACCTGTTTCTGAAGAACTTACAGTAACAGAAATTACTCAGTAATTGTTTTTTTTTATAATGGGGGAGTTGCGATACTCTATGCGAGCAGTTAGTCAGATGCCGGGTGTTAAAACCTTAAAAATGGATCGTGCAGTTAGTCTCATATGGCAGAGTCCGCTCATTCTTAAACAACAGCGACTATCGGGAGATAGCCAACGTGCCCCTTATAACCTTGGATTAAAATGAATACAGCACAAAAAGAAGTTTTATTAATCGCACAAGAAGAATGTGCCGAAGTGACACAAGCCATTTCAAAGATTTTTCGTTTTGGTATCGATGGTTCACACAATGAACGAACTAACCGAGAACGATTAACTGAAGAACTTGGTGATTTGCATTGTATGATTGAATTGATGGTTGAATCTGGTATGGTTGACCGAAAAGAATTATTAAATGCATCTGGTCTTAAAAGACATAAGTTAATTAAGTGGTCAAATATTTTTGATACAGAAGAGGTGGTTTAAAATGGCTTCATCGGTTAAGATGTTGGGTGTTGGCATGGCAGTAATGCTTTTGGTTTTAAAACCTGAAGTTGGTGCTGCTATTTTAAACAGTTTTGTAACAGGTGCTCAAAATATTGCAGAAGCATTTTCTAATAAAAATGAAACAACCGAAGAAAATATTTTGGAAAAGAATGATGCAACAGCATTAATTCTAGACCAATTATTGCAAGAGATTAGGTATTCAAAAGATAAACCTCCTCAAATAATTATTGAAGAGCGTGAAGTCTCTTTAGTTTCTAAACAACAATCATATGGTCGTGCATTAGAAGAGCAAGATGTTTTGGAAAAGAAAGCAATATATCACGGTGATGATCCGATTGTCCGTAAACGATTGAATTTGCCACCAAAGTTGCCATCATTTGAACAATGGAACCCTACAGCAGATAATTTCGATAAAGAATTTAATGCAAAGTTTGGATCAAGATAATGGAACCTTCTTTATTATTATCGGCACTTGGCTTAGTTTTTACTTTAAATGCCACTAGTGCGCCTGCTTTCAAGGAACAAAAACTTGAAGGTTCTAAAATCTGTGAAAATGGATTAATAATTAAAACACTTTATCGTGACCAAAATAAAAGATTATATCTAAAATCAAGGGAAACAGTTTTATCAATGACTGAAAAACCAACGAAAAATACTGTACGCCGTTTTGAAACAGATAATAGTGAAGTGGTCTTTTTACAATTGCCAGAGAAGGCAATGATACTAGATAACAAAAATATGAAACCTATTTTAACCGAATGTAAGGATGTGTGATGTATAATTACCTCAAATATAGTGGCGCATGTGTTATAATAAATCTTAATCCGTTGCATTGGAGTTTGCTTCCTAAAATTAGGAATGAAAGCAACATTGAATGGGGTTCGCCTGAAGAAACATATAGTTTTGTTTTTTTGTTTTTAACAATTAGATTTTGGATTGATAACGGAGAATGGTAATGAAATACTGGACTGAATTAAGTAGAATTGAAGATTCGATTATCCGCCTTGAAACAATGCGGTCTTTGTTTAGTGTGATGGCATCTGGTGCAGAAGAAAGCAGTCCAGAAGATGTTCGTAATGCCTTGTGGTATGTTGAAGGTTCATTAAATGACATTCATAATGAATTGCGAAGTGATTTTGATACGCTTTGGGAAACTGTTCTTGAAGAACATTTTGACAATTTTGACGAATCGGCCGAGAAAGTTAAGAACAAACACAAAGGCGGCATGAAGAAGAAAAAACAAATGACCGACCGAGAATTGCCGTGAACATTTTCTATCTTGATCCTGATGTAACTAAGTGTGCAGAAATGCATGTGGATAAACATGTTTGCAAAATGGTGATTGAATATGCACAACTGCTATCAACTACACACCGTGTTCTTGATGGTGAAATGTATATTGATAAAACAATTAATAATCGTAAAATCAAACGATGGCGGTTACTTGATGAACGTGAATTGAGATTGATGAAACCCACAATGATGAATCATCCTTCTGCTATTTGGCTTCGTCAAAGTGACAAACATTATTTGTGGTTATATAATATGTGGTGTGAATTACTAAAAGAATTTACTTATCGTTATGGTAAAATACATGCAACAGCAAGATTGATACCAGATTTGGCGAAACTGCCAGATAAATGTCCTATTGGTGATTTTGTTGGCCCAACTCCTGCAATGCCTGATGATTGCAAAGTGCCAGGAAATTCATTACAATCATATCACAATTATTATGTGATGAAGAAAGAACATTTATGGTCATGGAAAGGTAAAATAAATAGTAGACCAAAACCAATTTGGTTTGTCAAAATGACTGAACCTTTATCACATGGACATATTTAATGCCTACATATAATTTTATTGATACAGAGACAGATGAAGAATTTGAAGTGGTTATGAAAATCGCTGAACGTGAAGAATTCTTAAAAGAGAATCCTCAAGTGCAACCAATCATATCTGCACCCGCTTTGATTAGTGGTTCTGGTTCTTATCAAAAAGTACCAGAAGGTTTCAAAGAAGTTCTAGCTAAGGTTGGTGAGAATCATCCAGACAGTAGACTTGGTCGAGAATATGGTAATAAAACAAATGCACAAGTGAAGGCTCGTGACATTGTTGATAAGTACCGCAAAAAAGCAAAGATTGCATGACATTTAACTTTATAAAATTACCTGAATTAGATTTCGATTTAAAAGCAGAGACAACAGAAGAAGGTAGACGATATGTAACACCAGAGGGACAAAAGTATCCGTCTGTTACTACCGTATTATCTTCTTATAATAAAAAAGCCATATATGAATGGCGACAACGTGTTGGTAACGAAGAAGCAAATAAAATTGCAGGTCGTGCTTCTCGCCGTGGTACGCAATTGCATACCTTGTGTGAGAAATATATTCTTGGTGAATTAACCGAGATGAAAAAACAATCATTGATGCCTTTGGACAAAATGATGTTTGGTCAATTAAGACCAATATTAGATGACCATGTTGGTAATGTATATTGCCTTGAACAAGCATTGTATAGTGATAGTTTGAGATTGGCAGGTCGTGTTGATTTGATTGCAGAGTGGGATGGTGAGTTATCAGTAATTGATTTCAAATCTTCCACAAAGGAAAAGAAAGAAAGTAACATTCGTAATTACTTTATGCAATGTTCAGCTTATGCTGAGATGTTTGGAGAGATTACGAACCGACCAATCAATAAGATTGTGGTTGCAATTGCAACTGAAGAAGAAGTACCTCAGGTATTTGTGAAAGACAAGGAAGAATATTTGCCAGAATTAAATCAATTCATTGATAAATACTGGAGTGATATTGCTGTATGAAGTAAAGAGAAAAGTGTTCTGGACGGGGATGCAAATTCCCCCTCCTCCACCAATTATTCATTTTAAATAAAAGTAAATAATTGATGGGGGAGAATAGTTTCGACAGGGCAACAAGTAACAGAGTGGACAGCACATCAGCAACGATGTAAAAAGAAGAAAAAAAAGTAAACGCAAACGACTCACAGTTCGCATTAGCAGCCTAAACGCAGCTTAGGGTTTCGGTTAGTTTCCTCGTAACAGAATAACTAACCACTATTAACAACAAGGAGTTTTATTTTGAAAAAAGTTTTATTTGCAACATTGGCCACTTTGGCTTTATCTGCATCAGCAATTGAAGTTGGTGTAAATGGTACCCGTGATTATTCTGGTGCTGCTGACCGCACAGGTTATGGTGTTACTCTTGGCCAAAAATTTGGTGCCTTTGGAGTTGAAGCCGGTTACAATCGTTTCATCCAAGGCGGAAATGACCAAGACCGCTATAGCTTAGTTGGTTCACAGGATATTACAAAAGTTGGACCTGTTACAGTTGCTCTTAAAGGTGGTGTGGCATATTTGATGAATCAAACTGGTGCTGATGGTTATGCCGTTACTGCTGGTCTAGGTGGTTCTGTTCCTGTTGCTAAGAATTTGGCAGCAACGCTTGATTGGCGCCGTCAACAAGGTCAGAAAAATGTAAATTCATTTGATGGCAATCAAATTTCTGCTGGATTAAAATACTCGTTTTAATAACCAGAGTTGAAAGTCTATATAAGCAACTATCGTAACCATTGGCTCAGTCCATATGTGATACTTGAAAAAGTAATCTTTTGGCGTGAGAATGATTATGATGAACCATTGATTGAGAAATGGGCTGACCGTTTGTTGCCTTTCAGTAAGGCATATCAGGCGATTATGGATTTCATTCGTCCTCAAATTAGTTATGTAAAAATTGACCGTTATGATACATGGTCAATGGATCATACATTGGCTGATATCATTCTGCCTATGTTGAAACAGTTGAATGCTGAGAAACATGGTGCACCTCATGTTGATGATGAAGACGTACCAATGGAATTACAATCTTGGGTTTCACCATCTAAAGATGAATATGATACTGATGGCCATCATTTTGCTCGGTGGGATTATGTATTGAATGAAATGATTTTTGCATTTGAATGTAAAGTTGATGATACATGGCAAGAAAAATTCAGTTCAGGTGAACATGATATGAAAAGTGTGCCATGTAAGTGGGATGAAAATGGCAAACCAACATTGTACAACTTTGAAAAGGGTCCAAATGATACATACAAATGTGATTATGAAGGCATGAGAGAAGTACAAAAACGAATCACAAATGGATTCCGTTTGTTTGGTCGCTACTATGAGAATCTTTGGGATTAATTTATTATAAATAGATATACTACCACAACACACACAAGGTAGTATAACACACACAGGAGAAAACTATGTCAAATATGACACC